CACCAACTACCCCAACACCAACTACCCCAACACCAACTACCCCAACACCAACTACCCCAACACCAACTACACCAACACCAACAACACCAACACCAACATCACCAGCAGCATCAGGTAGAACATGTACATCAGGAAATATTTCTATGGGTGTCTGTTCAGGTCCTGGCTGTGACAATAGCGGTTGTTCAACAGGTTCTGTTTGTTCGGCAAATGTTGGAAATTACAGTGGAACAGGATGTTAATAATATGAAGGAGATATCATGCTAACAGATTCAAGTATTCTTTATGTCAGAGGAAACGACGGTATTGATGGAGTTCCATTAGTCTGGGTAATAGATGGAGAATGCCTATACGATATACCAACAACAGAAGCATACAGACAAATGTTTATTGATAGTGATGTAGTTTTAGATATTTCTAACTTATACCCAGACCATGATGGAGTTACCATTAGGTTTATAAAAGATGGATCAGTAGTAAACGAGTTGCAGACCACCGAGTATTTTGGTAGCATATTGCTAAGCAGTCCTCAAGTGTTAAACCTTTTAGATTACCCATACGGAATGTATGTTACCTCTCCAAATGCCCTTTTTGATGGGGAAAAGTTTATTATAAAAAACCAAGAAATGTCATCATTAATGCCATGGCACCCAATACAAAATAGACAGCCTTAACCCATATAGGGTATAATGGTTTGTATCTATTTAAAAAGGAGTTATTGTGGCAAAATCAAGGTGGCAAGAATATAAAGAAAAAAACGGAGTAACTCCGCTAGATTTATTAAATCCAATGACAAAACATGCTGCTGAAGATTTGGCAACATCAAGAATGTCAATATGTAGAGGATGTCCAGAATTAATTAAACTTACAACACAATGTAAAAAATGTGGATGCTTTATGGCAGCAAAAACAAAGTTAGAGGCAGCAAAATGTCCAATAGGAAAGTGGTAAAATGATAAAAGAAGAAATTGCCCCAGGAATTATGGTTTATAGCGATGTAATTCCTTATAGCGAGCAGTTACATAAAGATCTTGAAGAAGGAATGCTTTCTGCAAATTTACAATGGGTAGGGGCCACAGTTCAAGATGAAAAATATTCTCAGCCAACGCTAAACACAAAAACTAGAGATACACAAACTATTGGAATACCATATTCAGGTCAAACAAGTAGCACAGAAAATGTAAACATGCAAGAGTTGTTTTTTATAAACTTAAACAACTTATTTTTTGAAAACTTTGACCCAATTGAAAAAGACTATATGTTGGCATATGGAATATTTTCTGAATGGCATGATCAATATGGAATTTTAAAATATGGTCAAGGGCAACAGTTTACTAATCATATAGATGATCATCCTAGTTATCATAGAAGAATTTCTACTGTATATTATTTAAATGATGACTATACAGGAGGAGAAATTAAGTTTCCAAGATTTGGAATTACTTACAAGCCAAAAGCAAATCAGATGATAGTCTTTCCATCAACATATGTATATAACCATTCTGTGTCTCCAGTAATTGAAGGCGAAAGGTATGCAGTAGTTAGTTGGTTAAAATGAAAAGTCCAACATTAATAAACAACTTGCTAAGCAATCAAGAATATCTTACACTTATGGAGTCATTAAAAACCCCTAAAAATTTTGCTTTTGATGCTGGATTTAGTAGGTATAATGTTGGAGAAGGAGGCTTACCAATTCTTGGTAAGTTAGCAGAAAAACTAACAAAAACAGCAAGACAAGTATTTAATAGCGAAACGTTAATACCAACATATACACTTTTTGCACACTATGAAGGACAAGATCCTGCTCCAAGTCTTTATAAGCATAAAGATGACAATGCTTGTACCTATACGCTTGATATGTGTGTATATCAAAATGAGCCTTGGGATTTGTGGGTAGATGGAAATAATTACACCCTTTATCCAAACCAAGCATTAGCATATTACGGCAATGATCAACTACATTGGCGTGAAGATTTTCCCAACCCAGAAACAAATCATGTTGCTATGATCTTTTTTCATTTTGTAGAGCCAGATCATTGGTGGTTTACAAAAGGTCGTTCTTATTTAGAAGTTATAAGAAACAACATATCAGAAGAAGTTTGGCTGGAAAAAAATAAATGAGTAGTATTTTTATAAATATAGCGGCTTATCATGATTATGAATTAGGTAAAACAATAGACAGTTTGATTAACAATAGTTCTAAAAACAATGATTTATTTTTTGGGGTCCATTATGTTTATGAAGATGAAGACAATATAAATGCTCCACAGTATGAGAATGTTGATTATTTAATTAGTAAGGCACCAGAAAATCTTGGGGTTGGAACAGGAAGGTATTTGGCAAACACTTTGTACAAAGGCCAAGACTACTATATGGTTATAGATTCTCACTCTAGAATGGTAAAAAATTGGGACGAGTACCTTGTAGAAGATATCTTGATGTATCAATCTGAAGGCCATCAAAAACCAGTTTTAACATGCTACCCAGCATCATATTGGTATGATGAAGAAGGAAATGAAGTTTTAGGTGACAATTACGGACCACAAAATATAGATTTTAATAAAGATGAATACTCTCAAAATCGTTTTAAGGCAGAGTTGAACACTACAAATTCAGGTGCTATAAGTAATAGTAAATACCAAAAATCTATATCTGGAGGTTTTACTTTTACAACAGCACCATATATTCAGTTAAATAAAGAAATAACATTTGCTGAAGAATTTGCTGTAGGGGCAATGCTATATACAAATGGATATGACTTATTAATCCCAACCAAACTTGTAATTCATCATTACTACTCTAATCCTTCAATTGGCAAATTTGAAGAACACAAAAGAAGAAGTATTTGGAAATATGAAAAGAATGAAAAAATTTTGTCTGAGATATCTAACACTTCGCAAAAAGTTAATTATAAAATGTTTAATGAAAATATAGTTGGAAGTGGGTTTCTTGGTTCTGAAAGAACGCTAGACCAATATGCTGAATATGCAAACCTTGATTTTAAAGAAAGAATCTTTCTATGAATAATGCAATAGTGTATTCTTTTCATGTTAGAGAATCTTCAATATTAGAAAATAGATGTTACAAACAACTAGTATACTCTTTACACACACTAAGAAAATTCAATAAAGACATAATGGTATACGTCTATATCTCTCCAACTTTAGCATCAGAAAATATTGACTTTGGGAAAAATGTAGTTGTAGTACCATTTCAAAATATTGATGAAGAAGGCTGGCCAGAAGATTGGACTAAGTTGGGGTACCAGCAGTTTTTAAAACATAGATGGGAAAATGCGATCTACTCAGTAGAAAATTATAACTTAGACAATGTCCTATATTTAGATACTGATACAGTTTTTTATGATGATGTTAACAAACTATTTAACAAGTATGGAAATACAAATCATCTTTGGGCAAAACCAGACAACAGTGACGACCTAATGAATAAGGTTGAGGTTTGGCCAGGTATAAATGATGGTCAATTCTTACTAAGTAAAAATATAGCAAAACGACAAATACTTGAACATATTAAATTTTATGTTAATCACACTCTTAGTTATAATAAAGATAGGCTTACAAAAGAAGATCATTTGGCTTTGCATTGGGTGTCAGTGCAATATGCAGTTTTTGATTATTTTCAAAATACAAAAAACCCAGTTAAACACTTTGACAGTAGTGAGGTTATGCTACACTTAGAACCAAACTATAACGATAGGTCAAGCCTAATTCTTCAGCATTACTATAATGGTAATTTTGAAAAAGTAGTCCCAGAGGAGTTTAGATGATAAAAAGTTTAAAAGAAATATCTTTAAGATTAAACTATCCAAGCGATAAAGATACTGCACACAATTATTTGCCAGTTTATCAAGAAGAGTTTACTCAAACAGAAAATATAAAAATGCTAGAACTTGGTGTCTGCTATGGAGGATCCCTAGTTCTTTGGAATGAGTTTTTTGTTAATTCTGAAATTCATGGAATAGATAACGCAAAATATACCGATGCCCCAATTCCTGGAATCTTGCATTTTGGAAAATATGAAGATCTGCACACTACTTTTGAAGACAACTATTTTGACTATATTCTTAATGATTCAATGCATTATGCACCAGAACAAATAGATGCATTTAATCTATATTATTCAAAATTAAAATCAGGCGGTAAGTTTTTTATGGAAGACATTCCAAATATGGAAAATGTTGCACAAATTGTAAAAACGCTTGAGGGTTATACATTTAAAGTTTATAATGTTAATGCGAGTTCTATTTCAAAAGACAGTATTATCCTGGTAGTGTATAAGCCATGAAAGTTTTAATTACTGGTGTTGCTGGATTTATGGGTAGCCATTTAGCAGATGAGTTTATAAAGCGTGGGCACACAGTAGTTGGTATTGATAACCTTATTGGTGGCTATTATGAAAACGTTCCAGATGCCGTTGAATTTTATGCGAAAGATCTTGCAGATTTTGATTTAGTTGAAAAACATTTTAAAGGCGTTGATCTTGTAGTAAATACTGCTTGTACAGCATATGAAGGACTTTCTGTTTTTAGTCCAGCACTAATAACTAAAAACACATCACACATATCAACGGTTGCACTGAGTGCATCAATTAAACACAATGTCAAAAAGTTTGTTCATATGTCTTCTATGGCTAGATATGGAACACAGGACGCTGTTCCTTTTACAGAAGACATGACTCCAAAACCACAAGATCCATATGGAATTGCAAAATATGCAACAGAATTATTAATTAAAAATTTGTGTGAAACACATGGAATGAAGTATGTAATTTTTGTCCCTCACAACATTATTGGTCCAAGACAAAAATATGATGATCCTTTTAGAAATGTGGCCTCTATTATGATCAACAGAATGCTTCAAGGCAAGCAACCAATTATTTATGGTGACGGATCTCAAATGAGATGCTTTTCATTTATGCAAGATGTTGTTGATCCCATGATGATCGCCTGCGAAACAGATGTAGCAGATAAAATGATAATCAATATTGGTCCAGATGAAGAATTTGTAACAATTAATGAACTTTCTGAAACCATAGCAAAAATACTAAACTTTAATTTAAACCCAATATATATGCCTGGAAGACCACAGGAAGTAAAAGATGCCAACTGCTCAGCAGACCTTGCAAGAAAAGTTCTTAACTATACAACCAAGACAAAGTTGGATGATGGATTAAAAGAACTTATATCCTGGATTAAAGATCATGGAACAAAAGAATTTAAATATCATATACCACTAGAATTTATTACTGATAAAACTCCACAGACTTGGACAAACAAATTAATATAACAAAAGATAAAATACTTTTGACTGGATCTAATGGTTATGTAGGATCAGCAACAAAAAAACTTCTTAAAGAATACGGATATGAAATAATTGAATTTGATAAAAAAAATAACAAAGATGTAAGAAATATATTTAAACTTGCTTATTTTTTATGCAAAAAGCCTAAAGGCATAATTCACCTATCTGCTAAAAAATCTATTCCAGAATCAATAAAGTCCCCAATATCTTATTATTTAAATAACGCTATTTCAACACTGGTTGTTGCCACAGCCTCTGCAGTTTTTAGAGTTCCAGTTGTCTTTGCATCTTCGGCAGCCGTGTACAATCCGTATAATCCCTATGCTAAGTCAAAACTTTTAGAAGAAAAAATATTAAAAATACTATGCAAAAAACTTGTCATTTTAAGATATTTTAATATTGTTGGAAAATCTGAGGGGATAAGTGATGAGCAGGGAAACAACATATTTTCAATAATAAACAAAAACCCAAAGATAAAAATAAACAGCATTTACTCAACAAGGGATTATGTTCATATTTTAGATATAGCAAAAGCCAATATTCTATCTATTGAGTATCTTAAAGATAATGATTTTTTACTTACAGATATTTTTACTGGAAATCAGTTCAATATGATTGATTTAGTTAATGAATATGGGGCTAGTGGTGTCAGTATTGAATATGAAGTTTTAAATTTGCCAGACTTAACTGTCTTGCCAGAAATAGACAACAGGGACCTGCTTGGATGGTCTCCTTCTTATACCTTTTCAGATGGCATTAGGTCAGAGGTTACTTTTAGGTAATAAAATACCCCCAAGGATTTCTCCAAGGGGGTATAATATTTTATAGACTACTTAGGAAATTTGTTCATCCACATTCTGGTCTTTGGCGTAATGCCTTTCCAAGAAGACCAGTCGTCTCCACCATTTGTCATATAGTATGCAATCTCTGCATTCTTGACGGGGTTGAAGAGTTCAGCGTTAGAGTCAAGATCAAACTTGGTTCTACGATCAGGACCAAGGGTATCAATCATATTAATTTGGAACATTCCATAAGACGAGTCACCAGTCTTGTGATTGCCATTAAAAGCCAGTGGTCGCCCATTAGACTCTTTCTTGGCCACTGCCCAAGCAACGACAAGGTCTTTACCCTTGAAGCCTACTAGCGAAAGCAGTTCCTTTAGTTCTAAATCAGTCAGAGAAACCTTGTTCTCAAAACTCTCTAGTTTTTTTGCTTTAGAAACCAAAAAAACCTCTTTCGAGGCGGTTTCTGATGTCTGAGCCTGTTCTATGCTCAAGTTGTTTTTAGTATCAAGATCTGAAATAGCATTAGCAGAGTTTGACAAAACCGTTACTAGTGCTACGATACTGAGTGTGCTAATGATCTCTTTGTTTCTTTCGATAAATTTAATCATAGTTTCCTCCTTAGAAAACAATAACACCTTGGTAGGTGTTACTACCTAGTATAACACAAAATTTTGTCAAAAGTCAACTTCAGAGGGTGGTATAATAAAGATTATGGCTACAGGCGTATCATCTAACTATCCTACTATGAAGTATCCACTTGCTTCTGATCCCGTGAACGTACACGGAGACATTAAAGTACTTGTTGATGCTTTAAACGATATTCTTCCTCCACTGGGATACGGATCAGCGTATATTGATGTTAGAAATACAACATTAAGCACTATTGCACAAGGTACTCCAGTTTTTATTAGCGGAAGCGTTTCTGGAAAATCATTAATTCAAAAATATAATCCATCAAGCGTATCTCATAACCCAGATGTTCCAATTCTTGGTTTGGTAAAAAATGATATTGCAAATAACACTAATGGCCTTGTTATTGTTTCTGGTGTTATTCAAATGAACACAACAAATTTAGGTCCTGCTGGAACAAAGATTTATGTAGACGATACTGGAACTCTTGTTGCAGGTCGTCCATTAACTGGCCCAGCAAGATATATAGCAGTCGTTGCAATTCAAGCAACCCTTGCCCTTGGCGGAATGTTAATTGTTCAGACAAAAGGCAACGGTACTTGGGGAGCACTCAAAGACGGATTGTCGTGATATAATAACATTATGGCAACTTTAAGAGGATCTCAATCATTATACAATGTAGGCAATCCGCCTCCGACTGTCATTTGGACTGTTGTTCGTGGAGATACTTCTGGGTTTAAGGTTTATGTAACAGATGATGCAAAAGTTCCTTTAATTTTAAAGGGTCCTGGATCTGAATGGGATATTGCTATGAAGATTAAAAGACCAACCCTTGCATCAGACAAAGGAGTCATCACTGATAATGCAACTACAATAATGGCTTTGCATCCAGTTGCAGATGAAGATGACCTTGTTGGAG